TCTTTATAGTACTTTATAGTAGCATCTCTTTCATCAGCAGATTTTTTTGAACTTATGCCAACTATTCCAACGCCTTCTATAAAAGCAACGGACATTACGCAATACCTTGTGAAGAAGGAACAATCCAACTTGAAAAATTATCATTAGCCATAGCCATTCTAGTGCCATCATTAGAAACTTCTAGTCTTGCTTCTTGTTCTGGTAAACCAAGATTTCTTCGTATTATATTTTTAATTTGTTGTTCGCTCATACCTTCATAAACACTTCGACCTTTAATTTTTTCATACATATTATTAACGTCATCATTATCACCAGTACCTAAACCTTGTATAGCATCTTGTAATTTTTTAAGATTATCTCTTTTAGTTTTACTTAATGTTCCCTTTTCTGCTAATTCATTTTCTAATTGGTCAATGTTTTGCATCATAACAGCAACATCCATATCCTGCAATTCATCATCATTTATTTCATAAAATAACTCTGGATTAATTCTTAACCCTCCAGTTCCTATAGTACTATCAAAGTTTGTAATAGACTTTAAAAAACTTGAAACATTTGTACTACCATATTTTGTTAGGTCAGCATAAAAATCTTGGAAAAACTTTGATTGGTCTTCCATTAATGTTTTAACTCCAGTTTTTGACATACCATCCATGCGTTTTCTGTTTGCATAGTTATCAATTTGACCTTGTATTTCTTGTTTTGCTCTTTTTATATAAACATCTTTTTGAGATACTGTCATTTCTTTCCATTCATCTTCTGGTATACCAAACTGTGATTGTGCGTATAAATTTAAAACACCACTTGTTAGTATTTCATTGCCTAATGTATTACCAATACCAGCATAAAACTTTTCAGGTGCTACATTTTTTTCAAACTCAGATTTATATAATTCATTAGCTACTTCTGTAATTTGAAAAGAATAATCTGTTAATCCTGCTTGTGCAAATTCATTAGCTACATCTCTTAATTCTGTAGAAGTTCTTGGATTTGGATTGCGTTTCATTATGTCATCAATAATATCTTGTTTTTGCATTTCAATTTGTCTGCCACCAAGCATACCACCAATAGATTGTCCTTGCATATCACCTTGTAATGCTGTACTTGCTGTCATAGGTGCATACGCTGTCCTATCTAAAGCACCAAAAGCCATTGCTCTTTCATTCATAGAATTATTAAGAGAATTTTCTACATCAAATCTGTTGCTTAAAATCTCTGTATCTAATAAACCCATACTATCTCCTTGTTTAAATACCGAATAAACTGCCTAAAGAACCAAACAATCCACCATTGCCACCTTGATTACTCATGCCCATCATATCCCACAATCCTTTCTTTTTTGTAGCATCTTGTACTGCTAGTTGATTTGCAATATTAATTGATGACCCAGATACTCCACTACCAGTAATGTTTGCACCTGCTGCATATTGTCCACCAGCACCTAACATAGCATTAGGTTGTCCAGCTAAAGTTAAAGCATTAGACATATCCATTGATTGTCTACCTCTTTCTGCATCTAATAACTGTTGTGATTGTGCAAATGAATTAGCTAATGCTTGTTGATTTTGCATACCAATACTTGTTTCTAATGCACCTCTTTGTGTACCACCACCAGTAGAACCTAACATACCTCTAGCTATTTGTTGCTCATCTAACTGTGCTCTAGCTTGGTCTTGTGATGGTTGTAATAATGATTGTTGTTGATTGTATAAATAGTTTTGTAATTCTTGTGGACTTCCAGACATTTCAGAAACTTTATCAGCAGTCATTCCAGACCTAGCAAGTAAAGCATCATACTGTGCTTGTAACTCTGGTGATAAACTTGATGTTATTGTTTTGCCATCTTGGTCTACAACATTACTACCAGTTGTGCCATAAGTACTGTATGGAGAACTCATCTCATACATTTTATCCATTAATTCTTTTTGTCTTTCAAAGTCTTGTTGTGCGTAATCTATATTATTACCACCACCAAATAAACCACCAAGTAAAGAGCCTAAGTTAATGCCACCACCGCCTTTATTAGTTTTTTTAGCTTTGGTATTATAATTATACCCACCTTTTGTTTTAGCTAAATAATCACCTCTTGCCATTTTTAATCTCCTATCCTGTGCGTTTCCACATATATACAGTTATATATGGTTGTATGTTGTTGTGTGCACTTCCACTACCTGTCGAACCTGAAGTAGCACTTGAGTTTCCACCTGTTGTTCTAGTTATGTCATCAATACTAATATTATCAGTAGATGTATTTTGTCTATCATAACTGTGCGTGTGAGCAGGAAGTTCAGCAACACTTAATGTATGTGTTTCAGCACCACCCGTTTCATTAAGACCATCAAATGTGCCACTAGAATGGACACCGACCATAACTCTACCGCCACCGTAAGCTGCCCAAGTTCCAAATCCAAGAAGTGTTGCTGGATTAGTTGCTACTGCTGCATTAAAATATATAGAGCCAACTGGATAAACTAAAGCATTTATAGTTGCTGCTGTTAATGCTGCTCCTACAAAAGCTGTTGTAGCTACTTGTGTTGTATTAGTTCCTGCATTTGCTGTTGTTGCACTAAATGATTCTGACGCACTACCATTAATATCTGCTTTAGTATTTACTGCTGTTCTTACTGCTGAAAACTCTGTGTTAAAGTCTGCACCAGAAATTACTTTAGCTGCATCTGAGTCAGCTAAACTGTCTTTTCCACTCCATGCAACTGCAATTGTATAATTACTCATCTTATTTTCCCTTGTTTATGTAAAAGTGTTAAATCTTGTAAAGAAGCATCAAATCCATTAGAAGTAATGTCTATTTCTATTTTTAAATTTTTTGCTGAACCAGTTAATGATGTTCTATATTCTTGTAAACCAAATACAGGTTTATAAGTAGAAGCAGTAGCGTGAAGTGTAGCATTATGTCCACTACTAGCATGACTACCACCAGCATTTAAAGCACCATATAAAGAACTAGCAGCTCCCCATAAAGAAGTTGAGCCAGTTGTTACAGGATTTAAAGTAATTTGTGTAGTAGGCGAAGGTGTTGGACTATAATCTTTGTACCATTTTAATCCTAAACTTGCACCAGAACCACCTTCTAAAACTAAAAACAATCTTTTTAATAAAGAAGCTGCAACTGACTCACCTAAATTTACCCATGTTGTAGCTATACTACTAACATATGAAACATTAGTAACAGTTGTACCATTAGCTGCTAAATCACAATCATAATAACCTTGATATCCAGCAAGTCCACCATCTTTTTGTCCTACTAACAAACCATATAATTCAGTATAAGCTAAACTTGCAGGTTCTCTATCATTATTAAAAGTCCATGCAGTAATGCGTGGTGCTCCATTTGGAGTAGCATGTTTAAAATCAAAAACATAATTAATATTATTATCAACAAAAGATAAAATATATATGCCTTCATTTTCAACATAAACACTTTTAATATTTGTGCTTTGTCCTATATTTCTAATTAATGTATCTTTTATATTTAAAGATAAATCTAACATAGGTAATTTATCTTTTTCTGTTGTACGAGCTAAAGACCTTAAACCAGTACTAGATACAAAAACTAAATCATCACCAATTGGTTGCACACTATCTCTACTTACACACCCAACACCTTGTATTACTTCATCTAATGCCATACTTCCTATAACATTTGGGTTGTTATATATTGCAATATTATTTTTACCAAATACAACTAACTTACCAAAAAACGGATGAATTGCTACAATATCATCTGAACCCCAAACAGTTTTTAAATCTATTAAACCACCATTAGACGCTCCATTTTCTGTTGTAGTTCTAAAATCATCAGCATCTAATAAACTAGAATAATACAAAACATCTTTAGATTCTGCAACACCACCTACCCATAATCTTCCATAAAATCCCATACCACAACTAGGTTTAAATTGTGCTGATGTAACACTAGATGGTCTATGAGCATTATCAAATGCAGCCCATTTACTACCAGAACTCTGTGAACCATCATATCTTTGCGGTACTATGTTTTCATGTATACAAGTTAATCTATTATTAAAATTTATAAATTGCCATTTACCTGAACTATTAGCTACTGTGTGTTTTACATCAGCACCACTACTAGGAAATGCAGCATTAGGAGCAGTAAAATCTATTGTATAAATAGATGTTCCATAACTAGCAAATACTTTGTTTGTACCATAATCATTATGCTCAATTAAAGAACTAATAGCTGTTCCACTTGGAGCAACTTTTTGTTTAAAACCCTTTCTGAAAGCAATACGACCAGATTCTCTAATAACAACATTTTCTGCTTTTGTTAAATAAGATGGATTTAACGTAGCAGGATTATCCTGTGTATTTAATCCATTAATACCTATATCGCTTAATGGTTGATATGTTAATTCTTTAGCCATTATTGGGAATGATTCTCATTAACATACCAATCTGTTTCATATTGTGTATTACCACTATCTAACATAATTGCTTGTTTAATTGCATCACTTGCCTCTTGTGCCATTAGACT